GAAAGAGTAATTAATGTTCCAAAAAGATCAATCGGCAATGCTACCCTAAAAAAGATTAAGGATAAAGCCACCGATTACTCTGTTTCAGCATTTAGCGCTTTAGAAAAAATGATTAAAAATGATGAGGTTAAAGGAAAAACCAAAGAAAATCTTCAGCTTTTTGTTACACTAATTAATCAAGCATCTTTAAGATATGAAAGTGAATCCGCATTTGACGTAACAAAATTTATCCTTGAAAACGTTTATCCAGTTACCAGAACGTATGATTTGTGGTTAAAGTATGAATGGCAGTACCGTATAAAAATGGATGAAATAATAGGATTTTCTCATCCAATTTGGGATCATACAACAAGTACTAAAAGATGGGGAACAACAATAAAAAAATTCAATGAGTTTAATATATTTACAGTTAGTAGCGACCCAGATTTATTGTTACAAAGATATCAAAAGGTTAATCCGGGCTTGAATAATGAAAGTCCCCACCGTTTCAAAAGAGTAATGCAACACGAGTATGATTTATGTGTAGAATATGCAGGTAATAAAAAAGGAATTATTATTGATACAGTAGAGTTGTTTACAGAACAATTAAACAAAAATATATATAATCAATTAACTGAATATTGTAGATTAGACAATAATTATGAATATTGTAATAAAATACATCAACGATGGTATCAGTTGACAAGTAAATAATTTTCATATACAATACATATATCGCGGGGTTCGTATAGTGGTAATACCTGAGCCTTCCAAGCTCATGCTGACAGTTCGATTCTGTTACCCCGCTCCATTTTTAACAAAGGACAGATATGAATCGCTTAAAACAGAGCCGCGGCACAGAAATTGACACAGATCTCTGCGTGAAAAATGCAGGAGAAAATAGGTACATGTTGGTTATCATGGCGTCGGCTCGTGCAAGAGAAATTGCTCGCCAGCATCGTGCCAGTGAAAATCCTGCACATATCTATCCTGTGGTCAAGGCCTTGTTGGAATTTCAAACAGGTGAAATCAGCATTGATGCGGCAACAAAAATTATGTAAGTAAACTCCGTGTGGCGTAATCTGGTAGCGTACTTGGTTTGGGACCAAGCGGTCAAGGTTCAAATCCTTGCATGGAGACCAATTAGGGGATGTAGTTAAATGGGATAACGGTAGCTTTGCAAGCTTCAATTGAGAGTTCGATTCTCTCCTTCTCCACCATAAAGGAATATCATGGATATAGATCAAGCAAGTAATTTTTTAGCGTGTACTATTTTGTTGGGTGCAGGCATCACAGTTGTTGTTGCATTTGTGTTGTTAATCAACAACTTATGCAGTCGTTATTGGAAACCATTGGCTCTTCCGGAATATCTAAATCCAATGGCTCCACGTAGATTTGCAGAGCCACACGAGATACCAGCCAAAAAAGTTGCACCTGTCTTAGACAAAAAGTAAAATTTGGAACGGTCCCATAATGGTATTGAAGTGGATTGCTAATCCATCGACTCTCGAAAGAGGGTTTCTGAGTTCGAGTCTCAGTCGTTCCGCCAAGCCAGCCCTTCTAGTACAATGGTAGTACAGTTGACTTGTAATCATCAGACGGCAGTTCGATTCTGTCGAGGGGCACCAAATTGCGAGTATGACGGAACAGGTAGACGTAATGGACTTAAAATCCATCGGGCATTGCCCGTCCCGGTTCGACTCCGGGTACTCGCACCAAGTAGCGAAAGCATCAAATGAGAAAATTCAACATTGAAGAAATCAAAGCATTCATTGATGCACAGACACCCGAAACCCGTATCTATATTGGAGTCGACTCTGAACGAGTCAAGATAGGAAAAGTATGGCATGCTGATTACACCGCGGTGATTGTAGTGCACATTGATGGCAAACATGGATGCAAGTTGTTTGGGGAAGTTACAAGAGAACGCGACTACGATCAACGCGCCAATCGTCCCAACACTCGTCTTATGACTGAGGTATATAAAGTCAGTGAGTTGTATTTGAAACTGGCAGATGTATTAGAAGATCGACTAGTCGAAGTACATTTAGATATTAATCCCGACAATCATCATGCAAGTAGTAATGTAGTGAGTCAGGCAATTGGATATATCCGTGGTACCTGTAATGTAGTGCCACTGGTCAAACCCGCAGCATTTGCAGCTACCTATGCGGCTGATCGTTTTAGAGGATTAAAGATAGCATAAAGGAGGCTAATATGCCATCAGTATTTTTGGTTAGTGATACACATTTTGGACACGCAGGTGTATGCCGCTTCACACGTAACGATGGTGTTACAAAATTGCGTCCTTGGGATAACGCTGACGAGATGGACGAGTTGAATGAGTAGTTCGGAAATTAAAGGTCTTTACTTTTTTAGACAAAACTATTGGATACCCTATGGTCTTAACATCCGAGATAAACTTTGGTGGAGGTTTATGCCCGGAGTTGTGGTCAATGTCCGTTGGCCAAAAGGACAAGTAAAAGTTGGTCCTAGTCATAGAGACGGATATTCTGGGTATGGTCCCGAGTTTGAGTATGTTGATAGTGCTGATCCAAACGATCACTATCGTCCTTGGTTAGAAGAACATGTTGGCAAGCAAGGATGGGATTGGAACTGGGGTATGGGTGATATGGATGCTACTGAAAATCGCCTGACCATAAAGATTAGACAAAAACATGCCAAGTATGCTACGATAGTGGCAATACAGTGGAGTTGAAGAATACTATTTCTTATTAAGATTTGTAACTTGAAATGATCGATTATTGTGCCCAATAGGGTCAATCATTTTACACCTTTCTCCGTGCCATCTATTAAAGTTGCCCATAGACACAGATGACCCACAATTTGGACAAGAATATTTAGGTGGTGTGATTCCTTTGTTTGAAGGGGACTTTCCTTTTCTGGCCCTAGATATTTTAGCACGCTTCTGTGCCGATCCTATGTTGCCAGTATTGGCAATAGCAATATTTTTTTTATGATTTTCAGATTTAGGACGGCCCTTGCCGGCCACAGACATCTTCTGTCTAGATTCTTCCGTAAGTATATTAACCCTGCGGAATATCTCAACACTAGATTCTGGGTCGTGATATTTGCCGTTTAGCAGTAATGGATTACCCCAATCCTGTCTGATTGCTATCTGCTCCTGTTGCCAGCACTTGACAGAATCAGAATTTTCGTATATAATAGTAGCAGTAAAAGCAGTTTTTCCGTATTTCTTTATGTCATTTTTAATTCTGTTAGATGATGTAAAATAAGTGATCCAGAGATCATCTTTAGGAACAATACCCAAAGTTTGATTTCTGTATCGATACCCGTGGTAAAATTCACCGGTAAGTTTGTTGGTTATTGTATAAACATAAGCGTCAATCATATTTGCCCTTTGTTTAGTTATTTATCATTTAGGAGATGTTTATGCCATCAGTTTTTCTTTATTCAGATCCCCATTTTGGGCATCAAGGAGTTTGTCGTTTTATGCGTAATGACGGTGTGACCAAGTTACGGCCGTGGGACACCGCTGAAGAAATGGACGAACATCTTGTTAAAGTCTATAACGAGCGTGTTAAGCCAAACGACAAAATATATTTTTTAGGTGACGTGGTTATTAACCGCAAGGCATTAAAGACATTAGCCCGTTTAAACGGTGACAAAGTATTGATCCGCGGCAATCACGACATCTTTCGCGACAATGAGTACCGTGAGCACTTTCGTGAATTGCGGGCATATCATGTGATGTCGGGTATGATCTTGAGTCATATTCCTGTCCACGAAGCAAGTCTTGGACGTTTTGGTTGCTCGATACACGGTCACCTACACGCCAACAGAGTTATGAAGGCAAGAGGAGTCGATGCTCGCACCGGTAAAATATTGTATGGCGATGAAATTGATCCGCGTTACTACAATGTATCAGTTGAACAACTGCCTGACTTTGCTCCAATCTTATTTGAAGATGTATTAAAGAGGATTAAAGAGCAGGGAGGGGAGGTTGACTTTAGGAATAATGGCAACGGGCCAACGGTGTAAATAGTAATATGAGAACTTTAATAGAATTATACTTTCAGCCTGGTGCTGCTGGCAATTTTTTTAGCAGATGCTTGAACCTGTTAGACAATGCATATTGCTATGCCAGCAGCACCACTATTCCTACTACCATAGAAGAAAAATACCAAATACTAAATTACAATTTGGTAAAAAATAGATCCTACAGTGATGGTAATTCACTGAGTAATGATCCTCGACGCAACTGGCAAAAATTTGAACGCCAATTAATACCGTTTGAAACTATATTAGATTACTCCAAGTTGTCAGACAATGCCACTGCCGTTTGGCCGTCGCATTCACATAAGATGTCAGACAAAACAACATCGCATCCAGATAGACTATTTTTTTACATAGATACTTCTGACGCATTTGAATGGATGCTATTAAATTCTTTATATAAAGATAGTCATTTAATGGTAGAGTTTTTGTTACACGGTAAAAAATTAAAAAACAATCCTATAGTACATAAAATTAGTCTAGCAGAAATTATTAGAGATCAAGATTCGTTTATCAACGAATTTGTCAGAGTCTGTGCTATTTTCAATCGTGAATTGTCAGCACTTGAGACACAGTATATATTAGCATTATACGAAGAGTGGAGTGTTACTACCTTGCGTACAGAAAAATTTCAAGAGTTCAAAGATCAAATTGGCTGGCATTTATAAGTCTAATCTAATGCCAAATATCATGCTGTAGCGATTGTTGGTACTAGAGTTTTTTCCCGTGTGCCAGCTGTTGTTGGTATTGGCTGCAAAGTATCCCGCACCAGGTCCGGTCGGTATACGCATTGGATTGTCCCCTTCAAATGACGTATAAAACGTAGTGCTTTGATCTGGGTCATCTGTAGGTATAAAGTAGATCATCCCTTGCACCACATGCAACCGATCGTCTGTATGAATTCTTATGCTATATCCAGGTTTGTCAAGAGTATAAATTCCGTAAATAAAAGTATTATCCATCATACGTTCCTGATTTAATCCCCAGTGGCCCGAAAACAGTGATTCTTGATATAACTGATTAATAATTTGTTCTTTGACATCTCCATGGTCTATCCACTCTTGTATTTCTATTAGAACAGAATTTTTTGGATGTGTTAATCGATATCTTGTTGAAAAATTATTTTGTCCATACCCTGCTTGGTCCGGTTGCCAGTCTTCTTGTTGTAAAGCTTGTAAAATTACATTGTTTGGATATGGTAAAGTATAATTAAAGGTATAAATGTAATCACGTTGTTTTTTAAAATTTATTTGCATATAAAAATATTTATAAATATAGTTGCAACGCCGGGTTCTTCTGACGTCGGATCAATTGACGCTTGACATCTCAATGTCTTTACTGTGTATTTCACAGAACGCCTACCGTAAAGTGGCAATTCTCCACTAGCAATTAATCTAAAATTATGTTATACTATATTTCAATTTGGAGAAATTTTGCTGCACTTAGAACATACTGATTCCGCTCGCGTAGGGCATACATATTGGCAAGTAGGTAATTTTAAAACCGTAAGTAAAATAGCCGCATTAGAACATGCCAATGGTGATATTTCTCAAGTTAAATTTCATTGGATGGACCATGTATGGGATCGCATGGATTTTACTCAAGAACCTACTGAAACCTGGGACCAGTTATTGATAATACGTGCATGGGAATTGAGAGACAAATACAGTTATCTGGCTTTGTTGTATTCTGGAGGCTGGGATAGTCATACTGTACTAATGACCTATGTTAATAATTCGATTCCATTGGACGAAATTGTAATTTGGGACAGAACTTCACATGTTGATGATATTGAACTTTCAGATGCTTATCAAACAGCATTCAAGATTATCAAAGATCATAATCTAAAAACTAAACTCACTGTATATGAAATAACTTGGGATTATCATGCTAGCATTTATCAGCAGTTTGGAGAAAACTATATATATCTACCCGGCTGTCAACTTTGTTTCAATCAAACAACACGATTGGTACAACATGAGGCACAAAAAGAATTTAAGGCTGTTAAACAACAACATCTGCCAGGAACTGCTTGTTATATCGAAGCACACGACAAACCTCGAGTAAATCTATATAATGGTAAATGGTATCAATTTTATGTTGATGCAGCCATGTACACTTATGTGGGTAAAGGCGGTAGTGAAATGTTTTACTTTTCGCCATCATGTCCTAAATTGCATTTAAAACAAGTACACATGTCAATTAGATATTTTGAATACAAAATTAATAACATCATTGGTGCCACAGAACAGTTAGTACATCAAGTGCAAAGTTTTAAACAACCTAATCTTTATCCAGAATGGAATCTTGCCATTGGTCGGCAGTGCGGACCAAATTACAGTGCCCAGCACGGATTGGCCAAAGGAAATATGTTAGCTTCCCCAAAAAAAACAGAGCTATTGCGATTACTAAATCATACCAAAGAACACATAGATCAAATTTACAAAATATACAACAATGGGTTATTAAAAATACAAGAGATGTCAGGAATTGATGTTATAAATGGCGAGATGCCAGCAATCTGCAGCAAACAGTATTTTGTTAAAAATTTTACCAAAGAAAGAGTGTCGGTATGACTGTGTGTTATAAATTTATGACTGATCTTCCAGCCGTGCCAGATGATTTTGTAGAATTGGCTAGAACATATGCGCTCAATCGTTTAGGAACGCAACAAAGTGCTTATACAGGGGATGTGTATAGCACCAAAAGAGTAGTGCAAAAAAATGGCAAGCAAGTAATCTCTCGAATACAACCTAGATTTGGACTTGAGGATGTTATGAGTGCCTGGACTAATACTCATATTAGCACAGAATGGAGTCAAATTGGGGTAGCCACTAGTATTCTGTCTCAACAGGCCACTGACAACAGCCAACTACAATCACCGCATACTGATGGTACAAGAAGTTACGCCTTGCTATACCTATTAGAATCAAGCAATGCAGATCAGGACACAGTTTTTTGGCACGAACCTGGACATCCGATCCATAGAAAAAGAACTATGTCTCCGTTAAATCTTGACCACTTAATTAAAATTGATAGTGTACGGATTCCATTACACACTTGGACCTATATTGACAGTACAATTTTGCACAGTGTAGAAAATGTCGAACAGTCTCGAATTACACTTCAGATTTCGTTTGATTGCGATCCTTTTGGAATTTTTGTAAGGTCATAACATGACCATTGTTGGATTAATATTATTTGTTTTATTTTTTAGTGTTGTCCTTGGAATGTTGATAGGACTGTTGCCAGGTCTCCCTGGAGTTATAGGACTGTTGTTGTTTTTGCCAATGCTAAGTAACCTTCCGCCTGAGTTAGCCATTTTGTTTTTTTGTTGTTGTATCTGTGTAACCCAATACTTTGGTAGTGTTAGTGCATTGCTATTCAGAATACCAGGAGAAGCCAGTAGTTTACCAGCCTTAAATGTGGCCTTACAATTGAAACAGGCCACTTCGGTAATCAAAGCATACCGTGTCAGTGCATATACTAGTTTGGTAGCAAGTCTTACTGCATTGGGTTTGTTGATTATAGTCTACTTGATGTTTAGACAATATTGGGCTTTTATTTTTAGCATTAAATTTATATTGTCATGGATAATCATGTTGTTAGTGGTATTGATCACGCAAAATAAAAAATATATTTTTAATACTGCTATGATTGTGTTGGGCATTTGCTTGTCGTATGCAAACGAAATTCCAGCACTGAATACCTTGTGCAATTGGCAAACATCGTTTTGTTTTTTGCGCACTGGGCCAGATGATACACTGATATTGTTAAGTTTGTTTTGTTTGCCTATTATTTTTATTAACAGTTCTATACACTTGTCAGACCAATCAATCACTGAAAAAAGCTATTTGCCAAGCTGGCGCACAGTGGTTCCTTTTTGGAAAAAAGGTATTATGCATGGACTATTAGGATTTGTTGCTGGCTTTACTCCTGGTGCTGGACTGACATTAGCATCAAATCTAAGTGGTGGCATCGCACTCAAGCAAAATAGCAAAAAATTATTAACCATAATTGGATCAGCTGAGGCCAGTAATAATAGTGCTGCAATAAGTTGTGCAATTCCATTCTTGTTCATGGGATTACCTATTAATGCCAGTGAACTAGTTTTAGAAAATTATTTAAGTTCGCACTTCATAAGATGGGACTTACAGTTTTTGCCGAGTGCATTTCTTGGAAATCAACTTGGCATAAGTTTTTTTACAGTCTTAATTGCATCATTATTAATTTGTAATATACTGTGTTTTTTTGCCAGTGGGCATGGCATAAATTTTTACCGGCGCCTGTTGGCAGCCAATTCTGGTTATTTTTTTGCTATAGCCAAACTGTTTATTGTTGTATCATTTATATTTTTAATTTATCAAAACAATCTTGGGTGGAATAATGCATTATTCACAGTGATATTTTTTGGTAGTATAGGTTATTGGGCAATGTCCACTGGTCGTGATATAACTGGGTTAGCAATTGCGTTGGTACTAGGGCATTTTATAATTGAAAAATTTAACATGGCCTGGTATCTTTACTTTTAAGGAACAATAATATGATAAAAAAATTTATAGCATGTATTTTGATTTTTAATATTTTAACAACGTTTGCATTGGAAAATAAAATTATGTTACTGCACATGGCCGGTAGAGGCAGTATACAAGAAACAGAAATGCAATGGTTAGGTAAAAATTTAACAGCTAAAAAAATTGACGTTGAATACTTTGCACCAGGTGATTGTGCTGAACCTGCTAGAATGTGGAATCAAGACAAAACCAGACCCATGATCATGCATTACAGTACTGGTTTTGCTAACCAAGAGCGCATGTTTGGCAAACATTGCACAGCTGATCTTACTGGCGCCACAGTGCTCATGAGCAGACCTCAACCAAATTGGCTTTGTAGTGCGCAAAATTCTAGATCGTTCAATACCAATAATTTACGTGTAGGAATTTATAGTACAGCACCAGGTGAAGACCAAGTGGCAGACTTGAATAAACTGAATCATCTTACCTGGAGGCATATTCCAATTAAATCTACCAACGATGGCTTGATAGCATTGGCCAATGGGGACATAGATTATTTTTTAGTAGCAAAATCAGTAGCAGTTAACAAAGTCAAAGATAAATTGCTAGTATGTTATGCAAGCACAGTGAGATATGACGCATTACCATATCTGGGCAATTTGTTCAAATCGTCAGGAGATTTAGAAACTTCATCACACCCTATACATATCATTGTTGCAAAAAATTTAACTCTGGGTCAGTTAACACTTGTAAAGAATTTATTAGATCCCACCCAAAATAGTGAATATCAAGATATATTGAGTTTTCAAAATTCTCAAGTTGAATCTGTAGCCGACGGGGCACAAGCCCTCGATAATTTTAAAAACCGAGCAAATTTGTTTTTAGAAACATATAAAAAATAAATTTGCTTAATTTATATAATCTATGAAATTTGCTATCACTGGACACACAAATGGTATTGGATTGGCCATTAAAAACTTGCTTGAATCTCAAAATCACTGTGTTTTGGGATTCAGCAGATCCAATGGATATGACATCAGCGATGAACAATCGCAGGACCAAATTTTACAAAAAAGTTTAGATTGCGATGTGTTTATTAATAATGCAGTACATAAATTTGCGCAAACTGATTTATTGTACAAATTGCATAGCCAATGGCAGGATCAAGATCGACTTATTGTAAATATTTCAAGTGCAGTTACCATGCGATGGTTTAAAGAACACTCTGACAAACAATATAGAACATATAAAAAATCTCTTGATGAGGCCAGCAACTTTTTAAGTAATTTTTCAATATTACCTAAAATTATGTTGATTAACCCCTGTGCTACAGATACTGCTCGAGCTAGTCATTTAGAACATAAATTATCAGTGGATTCTGTAGCAGATTTGATAGTTTATTGTATTCTACACCCAAATATAAAAATTTCTCAGCTAGGATTTATTAGACCATAATATGGTTGACCATTAGAGAGTTTTTTGCTATAATAATAAAACTACAGTAAAAAACAGGAGTTTATTGTTGCAAAAAAACAACACATGCACAGTTGACACAAAAAAACAATTCTACTATAATACACACATAAACAAAATTTTCAACCCTAACTAGAGGAACACAGCCCATGTCAGATACTCGTACAATAACTTCAGTTCAAGCTCGTCGCAGTTTACTAAAAGCATTCAAACATCAACGCCCTGTATTTCTTTGGGGTCCTCCTGGAATTGGCAAGTCAGAGCTTGTAGCCGATATCACCGAAGAACTCGGCGGCTACATGATCGATCTGCGCTTGGGTCAAATGGAGCCCACAGATATTCGCGGTATTCCGTTTTACAACAAAGAATCTGGTAAAATGGACTGGGCCGAGCCAGTGGACTTGCCCTCTGAAGAATTGGCCAGTCAGTATCCTGTGGTAGTTCTTTTCTTGGATGAAATGAATTCAGCGGCACCCAGTGTTCAATCTGCGGCCTATCAGCTGATTTTGAACCGTCGTGTAGGCAAATATGTGCTACCCGACAATGTGGTCATGGTTGCCGCAGGCAATCGTGAAAGTGACAAAGGTGTTACATATCGTATGCCAACGCCCTTGGCCAATCGTTTTATTCACCAAGAGATGAAAGTGGATTTTTCAAGTTGGCAAGAGTGGGCAGTTAACCACAAAATCCACAAGGATGTGGTAGGCTACATTGGCTTTGCCAAGAATGACTTGTACGACTTTGATGCCAAAAGTGCCAGTCGTGCCTTTGCTACTCCACGCTCATGGAGCTTTGTGAGCCAGATCCTGGATGACGAAGACAGTGATGACGATACCACAATGAACCTGATTGCAGGTACAGTAGGAGAAGGACTTGCGGTGAAATTTATGGCGCACCGTAAAGTGGCTAGCCGTATGCCCAAGCCTGAAGAGATCTTGAGTGGCAAGGTAACTACCTTGGATGTCAAAGAAGTGTCAGCCATGTATAGCCTGGTGATCTCCATGTGCTATGAGCTCAAAGATGCTATCACAGAAAAGAAAGTTGACGACAAGAAGTTTCATGAAATGGCAGATAACTTCTTTGGCTACATGATGACCAACTTTGAAACAGAGCTGGTTGTCATGGGTGCAAGAATTGCACTGACCACATATAACTTGCCATTCCAACCTACCAAGCTCAAGAACTTTGACAAGTTCCATACCAAGTACGGCAAATATATTTTGCAGGCCAGTGCTTAAATAGTTCCGGAGGGTGGTGTAAATAAAACACAGGGCTGTGTTCGCACTGCCCTCCTTTCTTTTGATAGGAATAATCGTGCAATACAAAATAATCCGACTTGATGGTAGATACAATTATCGTAATCGATTCGAACATTTGATTACATTTACCAAAATGCCCGGGCACTCGGCCATCTTAGCGTTTGATCGATGCCGTAGGTGGTTCAATGATACTTACGGTTGGAGCCAAGATGTAGAAATGCAAACTCCTATGATCAAGGCTCAAAAGTCTCATCCAGAAATCACAGATGTTGAAATCAATCGGTACTGGGCGTATAACATAAAATATGACGACTATAGAATTTATGTTGCCGACGATCAGATTTTAACTATGTTTCAATTACGATGGGCATAGCATGTCTCCAACCAAGATAAAATGGCATCGACTGCCTGGCTACAAGCTCAAAGCCACCTGGGAACCAGGTCCAAGAATAGTGGGATTAAAAGAGTCAGACATGGATCCCATACACGATTGGAGCAAAAAAACTAAGTGTGGAGTTCGCGTGAGTTTTGACATGTGGCAGTTTCGAACGCCTGAAGATATAACCATGTTCTTGTTGAAATGGTCATGACCGCTGATCAATTGACCAAAGGGCAGATTGCCGTTATAGTGGCCTGTAACGATCAACACATGCAAGACATTGGATTTATACCCACTGAAATTCTAAAGATCCTGGCTGTTGTACCATTCAACGGACCCAAGGCAGTTAGAATTGGGCAGAGTACATTTGCAGTTCGCAATGAAGAATTAGCCACAGTAGAGGTCAGAATTGAAAAATAACATGTCAGGATGGTATGTGGCCAGTGTTCAAGCTCCTACTACGAATTCTGATCCTGTCAATGGACATCGATATCAAGGCTGGCGACCTTGCATGGAATGGTGTGTGGCAACATTTGGCGGCGGTATAGGAGCCACTGTATGGGGGCCCGGATGGCGGTTTGTAGGAGAAGGTGTGTTTGAGTTTAAAACTGAACGAGATCGAACTTTGTTTTTACTAAAGTGGTCATGAGCAATAACCATCACTATGATACTTATGAAAAAAGACTAGACACTGTTCTAGGAGCAGAAGCTCAGGACTGGGCAAGAATTCGGCGAGCAGGAGAAGAGTTCGACAATGAATTTCGAGCAGTTCCGGATATTGCCGAAGATGATAAGATGTTTGTGTCTTGGTTGGCAGGAACCTATGGTATACAATTGACCATGGCACCAAATCATGGTATTGAAAATAATTTTCGAATTACGGATGCACAAAAGTACACAGTTTTTTTATTAAAGTACAGTTGACATGAAGCATGTAGAAATCAAAAAAAATTTAATTATTTTTAAACGACCTGAGGTATGGCACGAAATTCGCGAACAAATGATTCAGGACTTTGGCCGGATCAATATTATTATCAGTTGGCGATGCAAGAGAGAATTTGGATTTACTGTTAGAGAACACAAGGGTCTTGAGCCGCACGGCAAAGATTTTTTAGATCTCGTTGGTGATGATTGGAAGTATAGGTATCACTATCAAGATCAAATACACTTGGACTTTTATTCCGAAGCACAAATGACCTGGTTTCAACTCAAATACTTGAATATCTAGTTGACAATCAATGAAATTTTTTGTATAATTACTGTACTGAGTCAGTAGTTCCAATCGGCAGAACGGCAGTCTCCAAAACTGCATGATGGGAGTTCGAATCTCTCCTGGCTCGCCAAGAGAATGGATAGGTGGCAGAGTGGTCCAATGCACAGGATTGCAAATCCTAAAAACCGGGGGTTCGAATCCCTCCCTATCTTCCAAATTGCGCTTGTAGCTTAATGGGAAAGCAGAGGTCTCATAAACCTTTGAGTGTAGGTTCAATTCCTACCAAGCGCACCATTTTACTGTGTTGTTTTTACACAACACCATAGATTTGACACAAAATTCACGATTTGCTATAATAACTACATATACATAAAGGACTGTTATGAGCGCAACAACAACAACAGAAAACAAAGATGCCAGTAAATTTGCCAATCTGCTTGGCCCTACTATCAGCTCAGAAGATCGTGACGCCAGAGAGAAACTGATCACTGCTCGTGTGGGGTTGTTGCTCAAGGCCAGTTTCTTTGGCAATTTGGCCACACGTCTCAAATTGGTCAATGCAGATGAATGGTGTGGCACTGCTGCCACAGACGGCAGAAACTTCTACTACAACAGCCGTTTTATCCGAATGCTCAAACCCAAAGAAGTTGAATTCTTGTTTGGGCATGAAGTGTTGCATTGTGTGTATGATCACTTTGGTCGTAGAGGCGACAGAAATCCTCAGTTGTACAATATTGCCAGTGACTATTGTGTCAACGCAGACTTGAAAAAACACCGTGTGGGCGAGTTCATAACATCTGTTCCTTGCTTGTATGACGAAAAATACGAAGGCATGAGTTCAGAAGAGATCTACGATATCTTGTATGAAAATGCCGAAAAGATTGATATCGGCAGTCTGGTTGACAAAATGATTGACGACCACATGGATGGCCAAGGCGACGGCTCTGGTGATGGTGATGACGAAAGCAAAGGTCGACCCCGACTCACTGAAGAAGAACGCCAACAGATCCGTGACGAGATCAAAGAAGCAGTGTTAGCGGCCGCGTCAGCCGAAGCCAATGGTGCTGGCAATATTCCTGCAGGTGTACGCAAGATCATTGAAAATCTCACTGCACCCAAAATGAACTGGCGCGAACTGTTGCGTATGCAATTGGAGAGCACTATCAAATCTGACTATACCTGGATGCGAGCCAGTCGCAAAGGTTGGCACATGGATGCTGTCATGCCCGGTCGCAAGCCCGACGAGCTGGTAGACATTGCTATCATGATTGACGCTTCGGGCTCAATTGATGGCGAAATGTTGCGAGACTTTTTGAGCGAAACTGCTGGCATCATGGAACAGTTCAACAGTTATAAAATACACGTGGCCACCTTTGATACTCAAGTGTATAACCCGCAACAATTTGACAGTGAGAACTTGGACAGTATTGCTGACTATGAAGTAGATGGCGGTGGCGGCACAGACTTTGATTGTATGTATGAATATTTGAAAGAAGCAGACATTCAACCCAAGCGGCTGGTGGTATTCACAGATGGTTTTCCATTCGGATCATGGGGCGATGAGAACTATGCAGACACTGTTTGGGTGTTGCATG